TAAGTCTAAACCTTTTTGTGCCGCCATCTAAATTCTCCTATCAACTTCGTTGATTATATTAACCTAGCATAATTGCACGAAATCTCATTACTCCATGCCTCGTAATCCCATCTGGGTCTCTGATTATGTCACTGAACTCAAAACGCATATTAATGAAGTTAGCCCCAGTGACGGACAGACTGCTATCATGCAACAGTGTGTGTATCCTGTCCATTATATTTTTTGCCTCCAAACTGCCCCTATACCTACTCCAAATATCTATGTTTACAGTAACCTCAGACCCAGTTTGATCTTTGGTGCTGTAATCTGATGCATTATCTTCGCCTAGCTGAATGTAAGGATAAGGTGTATTTTCAGGAACATCGTCAAAAACTTTAGCGCCTAAAACAGCCGTAAGGTTGTTATCCGCAGATAGCTTTGAGTATATAGCGGTCTGCAATGCAAATTGATTAATGCTCATTTTATAGCACCCTTCTTGTTTATAAGTCCTTGGCGTATAAATATTCTTTTTATCTGATCTGCGCTTCTATCTAAGGCGGGTTGCATAAATGGGCGCTTTCCCATGCTTCTAGTGCCAAACTCAAGGGGCTTTGAATAAGGGGCTGATGATTTAACCTCTCCAAATACAATCGTGCCTTTCCTTTTGTTCGTAGCCGTTATTTGAGATATTAAAAACCCTGTATCCGTTGCTGGAGCTTGACCAGTTGCTGATTGAGTATGCGTTCGGCTAGGGTTGGATTTTCTAACGGTTGCCCCACTTTTTGACCCTCTAGCAATAGAATCTATAGCCTCAGCCCTTACTGCATCAGCCGCTAATTGACAGGCTATTTTAGCGTTTTTAATAGGATTTCCTTTTAGCTTTTTTGTCAATTGAGCCATAAACTGCTTTTCATTAACGATAACAACACTCATACCGCAACCCCTTCCATACCCTTAATGACAAGGTACTTGTTTCTTTCGTCAGGATTTATCACCGATGTGATATTAAATATTTTGGTGTTGTAGCTGATTCTTTGGTCAGAAGTTACGCCAGCGATATAACGTACCGTAAAGATGTATACGCCCTTCTCATCAACAACCCCTTGCGTATACTTGCTGGACGCTGATTGTTGCTGTACATGCGCGTTAACTGTGTTGTATGTAGACCACGTTACCCCACGGCCTCCACCCGCATCAGTTGTGCTTGCAACCTTTTGGATTGTAATTCTTTTGTTCATTGCGCCTACGGATGCGCTAGAGACGGCCATTACCCTGTGGCCATTAATACAGAGCTACCCATGCCCCCATGAATGACATACGGAGCGTATAGCTTCTGTATCATAGGAGGCATAGCTAGAGTTTGCTGGTAATCTTTCATGTCACCGCGCTGGTCATACATATATGCAATATGCATCAACATTCCTAGCTTCAAAGGCTCTGGAACTAGAGACACGCTTGAGTATCCAACCTTGTAAATAATTTTTATAGAGTTAGCCACCCTCAAAGCTGTGGGGAAGGTTTCCCCAGTTCTCAAGGTAATTCTTGCTGGCTCTCTTGCGTTATCCACGAAATACTTGGATGCGGCCATTGTAGTGGCTACATCTGAGTCGTTAAAGGTTTGAACGCTGACAACAGAATGTACTGGACCCCTTGCGAGTGTTACATAGTTCTTGTAGTAGTTTAAAAATGGACCTGTACGCATACCTTCCCATAGAGGTGTTTCCATATCCTCATTAGCATCTAAGAAAAGATGCATGGTTTGGAGCAACATAGCCCTGTTCGTGAACTCTTCGCAAAATTGACGAGCGGCCTTGCCCATCATAAGGAGAATATCAAGATCAGTGTCATCCTGAACCCTACAGTAAGCCCTTATCTCACCCTCAGATAGAGGCTCTGTAGTTGGTTGTGCGCTTACCGTAAGTCCAGCCATGATCGGCCTCTTTTAGTGTTCGGTTACATCCTTCTCAAGCTCTGTGATTACTGCTAAATCATCGCTTGGCAAAAGGTCGGTTAATTTTTGCTTGTTTGCTTGGATAGCTGAATTTACATCGTTTGCGTCAAGCTGTAGCTGAGTCAGTTTATTTTGTAGATTCTGAACGTGGTTAATAATTAGAACCGCATCAGGACTAAGCGCATTAACAAGCCATTCTTTTGAGACGCCATTATCATAGTCTGCGTAAGTGAAAGTCTCAGCCTTCTCTTGAACGCCTGTTTTCTCACCGTTCTTTTCCATTACCATTGAATCCGTCATTGTCGCTTTCTCTTCTAATTTGCTCATATTAGCCTCTGCTTTAGTTATCCCCTACTGGGGTATGAATGTTTATAGTATCAACCAAACTTCGCCACGGCAAGACAGACGAGTATAAAGGGGTAGACTCCCCACATCATATTTTCAAGCCTATCAAACCTTGACGCGCCCTCTTCAAGCCTTTTTTCTATATTGTTATACCGTATTAGACAAAGCTCTTCGTGAGCCGCAATCCTATCCACTTCACTTTTTTTCAAGGGTAAACACCTCAACCTTTTCGGATTTGCCTTTGGCTTCTATTGATGGGAGAGATTGTAACTTACATTTAGAGTTTTTGGCAGTCTTATGCCCTATAAGAACATCAACCCCAGCCGCTTTAGTTCCAGACTCCAGCCTAGCCGCTACATTAACCGCGTCACCTATAGCCGTATAATCAAAGCGCTGGTCTGAACCCATGTTGCCTATAATTGCATCACCGCTGTTAATTCCAATGCCGATCTTAATGGGCGGCAACCCTCTTGATTTAAACTCAATATTAAGCTCCTCCATATTCTTCTCTATTTGGATGGCGCATTCTATAGCCCAATCTTCATGGTTTTCTAGGTCTAAGGGCGCACCGAATATGGCCATCATTGCATCACCAATGTACTTGTCTACCATTCCATGACATTGAGCAACCGCTGATTGCTGGGCTGTAAGGGCTTTATTCATTATATAAGCCACTTCTTCAGGCGTTACACTCTCTGACAGAGCCGTGAACCCGCGAACATCTGTAAACAGGAACGTACAGTACCGTTTTTCACCCCCTAACTTGAGTAATTCGGGGTTTTCTTGGAGTTTCTTAACCTGCCTTGGGTCTAAATAATGCTCAAACTGTTTCTTAATCTGTTCTTTTAGCTTGTATTGCTCTCTGTAGTTTACATAAAAGGCAAATAGAGCCACAACAAATTCAGAGACGGTTGCCCAAGTAACATCTATCAGCATTCCAGAACGAATTAAGTAGAACCCAAAACCCATAGTAGCCGCCATAACTGCAAAAGAGAGCAAAGCCCCAAGGTACACCCCTAAATAGTTTATTGACAGAAACACCAGTAGCGCCCCAGCGACGATAATTGCCGCTTCATACAGCATAGACTCCTGTGGAACCATAGGCATCTTCTTGTTAGATGCGTGAATAATTGTCTCGGCCAATGCCGCTTGTATCTGGTGGGGGTAAAGCAATCCTTTGGGGGTGGCTATTGCGGGGAGTATTCCTTTAGCCGTAGTTCCAATAACAACCATCTTTCCTGAAACATTCATTTCTTGCAATGATGTTGATTCAGTAGCAACCCAGTTAACCCATACGCGCCCATCGCTGTCTGTTGGAATAGGGTTTAGCTGTTTGACCCTTACCTCTTGGATGCCATTGGCGTTTGTTTTGATGACGTAAGTGCTTGTTCCAGTAACCGCCTTTAGTAGTTGAGTGCCAAAACTAGCCATCCACCCCTCTGGACTACGCATTAAAAGAGGCATTCTACGCAACAAAAGATCAGCTTCTAGGGTTGCGCCTACTACCCCCTGCAACGAAACATCGCGCAAAGGCTGTATGTTCTGCGTCACCCCCTTAGCCATAACCCCGCCAATATCATCACCTAGAATTACAGTTCCCTCAGTTTTTGGAACCTCCTTAAATCCATCGGTTTCAAACATAGCGATAACGCTTGGGGCGTAAGATAAGGCTTCTGCAAACACCTCATCCCCTCCAAACCTGTCATCCTCACTAAACACCACCACCCAAGATACGGAGGCCGCACCAGCGTTTAGCAGATCAACATGAATTTCAGCCAGACGCTCTCTAGGGAAAGGCCAGCCACCCTCCCTTTGAATGTCATCTTCAGTTAGGTTTAAAAGAACAATATTTCCTGTAGGTTTCTCCACCTCAATAACGTAGTCAAAAAACCTCAGCTTCATTATTTCAACTATTGATGGGCTGTAGATGTATACCGTTAAAAGGCAAGCAATAAGAGCCAGCATAATTCTCTTCATACTAAGAAATCTACTGTATTGCCAAGCCTAGTCAGGGGGAAACCGTACTTGTACCGCTTGTACCTTGAGATGACCCTCAACCTCCCTGCGTAATTCTTATCACTGAATCACCTCCGTTAATTTTAATAGTGTTAGACACCCCATCTTGAATAAGTATTACTGTGTAACCTCCAGATGCATTTAAATCCAGCCTAGTTGATTCGCTTACCTTTCTAATAAGGCTTATGGTTTGGCCTGTAACGATGGTTGCTATTTGTGTGCTTGAATCAAAGCCTAAATTAGTTCCTGCAATAGTAATTCCTGATATCTGAGCTAACTTGTCATCTTCCTCCTCCACGCCAAGTGCATCAATAATGTTAAGTAAGTCCTCCAAGTAATTGACATCTAAGTAGTTTATATCTAGCTCCGTAAACTCAAGGCTGTCATCTTTCAAGAAATCCTCCTCTAAATAATCAATGTCCAAATCATTAAAATCTAGGATGTTGGCTACCTTGGCTATTCGCTCCCCCACCTCCACCTCTTCCTCTTTAGGCGGGGTAACAATAAGCATGTTATCAATGAACTCAAGCGTTAGGTCTAGAATAACTGGGCTGGAAGGTGCCGACTCAAATACGGATACAGTGGTGGCTTCATATGGCTTATTTAAAACCACTACCCCACCCGCAGTAATTACCTCAATTTCTCCGCTAGAAATTCCGTACTCATCAGGCAATAGAATAATTAGACTGCGCCCTAGCTCATCTACTGTGGCTGTAAAATCCGTCCCGCGAATTGCAATATCTGCTGTAGGTGTTTTAAGCGTTATGTTTTTCTTATCTATTTTGCTTAGTTTTCCGCTAATGAATCGCGCTGTGCCTAGACCAAACGTAATTGCCATTTTTGACTTTGAAGGGTCTGGGTCATATATGTAGTTATCTATGGTTAACTGGGAATGTTCCGTGAGCTTTACAACCGAATCATCAAGAAACGTAATAGCCATTCTGCCATTTGTAGTGACAGCTTCGTCGTTGGTTTGTATTGAGAAATCAACATCAGCGGTAAAGTTAAGAGAGCTAGATTTTGCGCTAACCCTCTTTATTTGAGCGTATCCAGATACCTCTGAAACACCACCTATATCAACAGCCAGTGCCTGTCCCTTGGTCGTTTTGAATGACACACAAAGTACCAGAACTACCAACACTAATAATTTTGAGCCAGTCATTATCTTGTGTACTCAGTTGTTGTATGTTGAATGTCCGACTGCCACCTGTTTGATCTAGGTAGAAATAGCCTCCAGCGGATGCAGTTACACCAGTTCCAGTATAGGTAAGCGCATTATCTGAACCATCTATATCAACATAGTTCGTTGCCCCATCTATATTTATATTAGATGTGATTGTGTTGTTGGAGCCTTGAATTACCCAATCTAAGTTTAGGGTTGCCGCCAGCGCGGTAGTGCCTTGGTTTAGCACAAACGTATTACTCCCGCCTGTAACGTCCACCTGTTGATTGCTTGAGTCGGCACCATAGGTATTGCTGGGGTCTACTTGGATGGTGAACGTATTGCTGGAGCCAATAAAATTATAATCTCCAATAAAGTTATCCGACCAAATATCACCAAAGAACTTGTTAGTCGCTCCAATCATATTGATATCCAGCGTCATAACATTGCCATCAAGGTCTAATGGCGTAAGGCTTCCAGCCGACGAACCTAAGCCTCCAATTAAGTTAGAGATGCCTAGCTGTTCAATATCAATGTTTGCTGTAGCTCCAGATTGATCTATATATATCTCGTTGTCAGCCGCGAACAATGACGAGCTAGATGCAAGCATAAGAATACTTATTACAAGGTAATTATTTTTCTGTTTCATAAGCCCAAAATCCTCTTTCATAACCGATAGTGATTAGTTCTAAGACAGCCCCCTCTATGGATTTCATAAGGGCTATCGTAGTGGACTCATTGCGAGAGTTTCCTAACTCTATTTCAACAAGCTCTGTACCCATCTCTACAAACCTAAAAAGATCATCGCTTTGACTATAACTAAAGACGGTTTTATGGCTCATTACTTCTGTAAGTATTTCACCAGTAGCAACGGATACCATTCGTAATGACACCGTTACGTTGTCCTCCCTGTACATTGCACTCTTTCCGACGCCTAAATAACGCGCCCCAGCTCCACCAGTGGACAAGTTTGTATCATACGCTATCACGGCTCCCTCTAGCAAAACCCCTGCAAACAGTAGCGGTGGAACCTTTTTATCTTCTCCACCGCTTGATAATTGCTCTCTTGCTGATCTAATTAGCTGTCTTTCTTTTGTTAAGTTATCAAGCCCAACCCTCTCAACAACCCGAAAAAACTTTCCGTTTGAGGCGTGTTTTAACGCACGAATGAGAAGGCCGCTAGGTTGCTGTGTAACGGCCGTTGAGAATAAAGCAAAAGAGCTATTGCTTTTGCGCTGGCCTGTCTGATCGGTGAAGGAGCTTCCATAAACGGCTACTATTGGCCTAACCGCTGGAAGTGGAGCATTAAATAAGTCGTAGTTGTACAAATCACTAATATAAGCAACGTCCAGCGCCTTAAACCTTTGCTTCTCTATATCTTGGAATTGATCAATTATTGAGCAACTAGAAAGAAAAAGAACCGACAGGTAGAGTGATCTCCGTAGTGTTGCCATTGGCATCCGTAATTATTAAGGTTATGAAATCGCCATCCACAAAGTATTGGATAGTGTTGCCCTCTAGCTCCAGTATACCTTCGGTACTCATAGTCTCACCAAACAGGTTATTGACTAACTGCCTAGATAGCTCTGCATATATTCTTGACTCAAGGTTTCTTATGAACCGCGCCAGCGTTGTATTATCAGCCTCCCTTTCAAGCTCCTCTTGATAGGCTTTAATTTCAGCGGCTATATCTGCCTTGCGGTTAAACTCTTGGTTTTCTATGGTTAGGTAATGGCTAGATGTGTTAATGCCATTAAAACTAGGGGATTTGAATTTGTGCGTTATTTGGTCAGCGGTTGCGGACATAGCTACCCATAGCAACCCTAAGCCTAATAGTTTAATCCTTTCTCTGGTCATCTCGGTCTGCCTTTGCAATCCTATCAGTCTGCAATAGTTGAGGAACGCCCAGCACCGTCTTCAATAATACATCTTGCCTAATTATTTCATTATCCACGCTTCTAACGCGATCTATAAGGGCAATCAATATTCCATGCTGTCCGTCTAACTTTCCACCCAACCTTTGCTCTAGGTGGTTTATCTGCTCTACCAGCTTATCGTCTAGCGTATCAACCTTTGTTTCAAGCCCATCAATTATGCGGTTAATGAGCTTCCAAATAAACATGCCCAAACCTAACGCGGCCGCTATTGGGAAACCAACCTCATTGATTAGCTTGATAACTGTTTCCATAGCTTATTGCTTTGCTTTACCTATGTTAAGAGCAACAATATCCAGTAGCTTCTGTAGCTTGCCAACGAAATTGTCATCCTTCTTAGTTTCCGTCATTGCGGCAATAGCTGAGGCTAAAGCAATAAAGGCTGTTGCTATGTTGAATGCATCTAATATATATCCCATGATTTTATTCCTCTAATGAGGCGACACGTTGCCGCAGTGATTGAATTTCTTTGATTAACATTGGTACTAATTTTGAATAGTCAACGCCCATCATTTCTTCTGAGTCTTCTGGTACTGATACTGCTTCTGGTGCAACAGCCTGTAACTCTTGTGCAACCATGCCGTAATCTTGGTGAGAGCCGTCTGCTTTCCAATCAAACTTGCGTACTTGAATAGCGTCTACTTTAGTACCTGAGTCATCAGCGTCTGCGATGTTTTCTTTGAGGCGTTGGTCGGAGGAAGTTACGTAGCTCGTTGCTGACCCACTCGTCGCGATTGACCCTACTTGGCCATTACCGTTCACAAATACCATAGCGCCTGCAAAAGTGCTTGTCAGGGTGTTCGCAATTGAAATCTTGCCCCCATTTGGACCACTTAGACCAAGGCTAATTCCTGCTTGAGATGAGGAAGGTGTTGCTCCGTTTGAAGCCACTAACACGGTGCCTGATGAGTTTATACTAACCTTTTTAGTCGCAGAACCGCCTGTCATAAAGTGAATATCTCCACCATTACTTATGCCCTCTGCAAAAAATGAAAGATCGTTAGAACTTCCTGTGCCAGTAACAGCTTTTTCCTTAAACATTCCCCCAGCTAATGAAGTGCCTTCCATAACTCTGATGCCGCTAGCATTTACATTTCCTGCTAGATGGATGTCTTTGAAGCGAGACCCAGTGTTTCCTAAATCACAAACACCGTTACGGTCGCCACCTGAAGCATTAGCTACATGGATTACATCACTACCATCATTAAATATCAGTCCTGTATTACCTTGACCAACCCACAAATCACCACCATAAGTACCAATAGCACCTACAATCCCACTTTGACGACGTATTTCTAATACCGTTCCATCAGTAGCAAGTCTATTGAGACCTAACGCTGAATCGTTAGTAGAAGTAAAATAGTTTGACCCGTCGGCTCTAAGCTCTTGACCCACTACTCCTATGTTTGCCGTAGTCTTACCCACGAGCAATGTGCCAGTATTCATTAGCCTCATCAGGCTTTGGTTAGTCCAAGAATGAAAATCAATCATGGCGGCATTGGCATTGTTATCAATCATTTTGATAATTGCTTGTGCGCCATTATTACTAATGAACTTTCTAGGCTCTGTGTAATAAAGTCGGAACTCTGCACCATCTGTCATCAAAGCAAGGTTACCTGATGAGTCTATGCGGAGGCGTTCTGATGCGCCTGTAGCAAAACGTATGTCTTCTGCTCTAAACCCTAATGGCTTTAATGCTGATTCTGCTGAGTTAGTCACTTGCATCGCAAAATTACCAGTGCCTACTTCACTAATTGTGTTATAGAAAGACCCCTTCGCGTCATTGCTAAGTGTGAAGGAGGTGCTTCCAGTGGACGAGATGCGCATGCGTTCTTGTGCGACTTGACTAGCAGTATTGTCTGCGGTGTAAAAAGTTAATTGTCCGTCAGTTCCATTGCCGTTATCACCTGCGATACCTCTTACCCTAGCCGTTACTGTGCCGTCAGTTCTTGCGCCAAAATCCAAATCGCCTAGAGTTGAGTTTGTTGATGGTGAGTTTGTGCCTGAAAATATCTTAGTTGCCGAAGATAGGTATATGTCTTTAAACCGTAAAGTTGCTTCCCCAAGATCAACAGTATTATTAGAGTTGACTCCATCTCTTTGCGGGAATATTGCAGATGTACCAAACTCCAAACCAGAGTGGTTAGATGCGCTACCTGAGATTCTAAGATTGTTGCCATTAGCAACGCCAATACTACCTAC